ACTACCCGTGCGACGACCCGATTGGGCCGTTTACCGCTAATCAAACTTTGAAAGATTACGGCAGTGTCCCTCTTGACATGGCGACTACAGCTGCAGCGTCTAGCGGTTCACAGTTGGCTGTGGGGCTTGTTAATAGTTCTGTTACGGGCACAGGCTCTGACGCTGCTAACTCTGCACTGGGCGCTGTAAACAACAGTCCGGGTAGTTTCTCAGTTTCGACGTGGGTGATTCCTGATTCGTCCCTTTCGGGTTCTGTGTTCCTTCAGGGTTACATGAATAACCACGGGTTCTTTTTCAGTTTTGATAACGCAACAGGAAAGTTCCGTGTTGAGGTAACTGAGCCAACTTTTGGTAACTCTAAGGTTGCTACTACAAACATTGCTGGCTGGGATTCGGGCATGCCTCGAATGATGTCGTTTACATGGAACAGCGCCAGCCGTGCAATTACTATCTACATTGACGGAATTCTTATCGCTAACACCACAGCAAATGTTGGCGGTATTTACATCCCGTTCAATGAACTTGTAAACATTGGGACGGGCTCTGTTCAGCAAATCATTGTGTGGGACGGTGTCCAAACGCAGGCGGTGCTTCAAGAAATTTACCGCGGATCAACAGCGCAATTCCCAAGCACCACAGCACAGCGGTTCACAGGCATCATTCAGAACACCCCGTTTTCTACGGCGCTGACTTCGCCTCCATCGGCTCCAGCTTCTAGTGTCATCGAAATCACGGATGACGCTCCACGGGTGGCTAGCGAGTTGCAAATTGTGGCGGACTCTGAATATGCACCGTTGTTTGTTGATAAGGCTGGCGTTGTCACGTTGTACAACCAAAACCAAATCCGCACACAAACACGCTCGATTGTGTCGCAGGCTACTTATGGCGCTGGCGGTATTGCTATAGGGCCTGAGGTGGCTTTGCAGTATGACGGCGACTCAATGCGGAACCAAGCCTCTATCACCATGTCAGGTGGCGGTGTTTACATCAAAGACAACGCAACCTCTCAGACCGCTATGGGTGTCGCTGAACAGTCGCTTTCTACGCAGGTTTCTACGCTCGCTGACGCTGTGGACATTGGCAACATTGTTACGGGTTGGGGCGGTCAGGTTTACCCGAAGGCTGATCCGTTTGAGGTTGTGTTGTCGCCTAGTGCTTCGGCTGATTGGAACACAACTCTGGCGCGTGAGTTAAATGACCGCATCACGCTAGTGGTGCAACCGCCCACGGGTAGCGCTATTACTGTTCCAATGCTCATCAGCCGTATCAGCCATAGTGTTGTGCCGGGTGAGTGGCGTACGACCTTTGAGGGGTCTGCTCGGTGGGCTGCTGTTTTCATTCTCAATAGTTCTCGCTTAGGCGGGACTGACCTTTTAGGATAAATGTATGACTTACCCTGTTTTTGCTAGCGGTGACGTGCTCAATGCGTCGGACATGAACGGTGTCGGCTTGTGGCTTGTCAAGTCGCAGACCGTGGGCACTGGCGTGGGTTCTGTTGCCGTTACAGACGCTTTTACAGCCGATTATGATTCCTACAAAGTCATCTATGACGGCGGTGTTGGCTCAACCTTTATCACTATTGCAATGCAATTAGGAGCTTCTACTGCTAGTTACAACATGAGTCTTCCTTACGTCACTTATGGCGCAGCTGCGGCTGCAGGTACAAGCGTTCTGAACGCAACATCGTTTGCTCTTATGGGAGCAGGCGACACCAGTTACGCAGGTGTAGACGTAGACGTGCTGTCGCCAAACCTTGCCCGTTTTACACGCGTACAAGGTGCTTACATTGCCAATAATGAATCAGGCAGTTACTCGGGAATTCACAAGGTTGCTACGGCCTACACGGGATTTACTTTGATTATTTCAGGTGGTTCTGTTACTGGCGGAACTATTCGCGTTTACGGATACCGAAAGTAAAACCATGACTGAAGAAAAAAAGCCCCTAATGATTCAAATCGACGACTTAGTGCGTGAGATGACACCCGAGGAGGAAGCAGCACATGAAGCGCTTATTGCCGATAGCCCTACTCTGCCTAGCGCTGAGTAGTTGCGCTGACCGCGTCCGCGAAAACTGCGAAACAACCAAAGCCACTGGGCTCTATGAAAGGCGATGCCAATGAAACCCGAAAACAGACTTACTAACGAGGAAATAAAAGCCCGCATCATTCTTTTTGTTGCGCTCGGATTAACCATCTCATTTGTCATGGCCATTGGGTCACTTATATTCGGGCTCCTATTCGTGGTGCAACCTACCGAACAGAGCCCCAATGACGCCGAGGCGTGGGGCGTGTTGAGTCCCATGCTTATGACCCTTGCAGGCGGGTTAATTGGGGTCTTAGCAGGTAACGGAATTAAGAATCCACCAAAGGATCCACCAGCACCATGATTAGCGCCACCGTCACAGTCGCCACCACCCCAACCCTGCTAGTCGCAGCTGCAACAGGCACACGCACAATTTACCTCCACGTCGACGGCAACACCATCGTCTATCTAGGCGGTGCAACCGTGACCACCGCTGCAGGTACAGCCGTAGAAAAACACACCAGCCCAATCAACATCACCCTTCGAGATGGCGACACCCTGTACGGCATCGTCACAACTGGCACCGCCGATGTGAGAGTGTTGAGGGACAACTGATGCCTAGGAAGTACCCATTTTTTCCTGCGTGGAACGGTGAAGCCACAGACCCTGTCACTAAGAAGTTTTACGACCTGTGTAAACGGCGCTGGGCTTTCACCAACCTAGGCATGTATGTCCTGAGAAACGCTCGAGGCTCTAAGCACATGTCAGTCCATGCGACAGGCTTCGCGGTTGACATGGGCTACCCCAAAACCCGTGCAGGCCGTGCCGTAGCGCGTGAAGCATGGGACTGGCTCATTGAGCACAGCGAAGAGTTGCGAATCTGTGAAATCCACGACTACTCGTATCTCAACCCTAAGCAAGATCCAAAAGACAAGACAGCGTGGGGACGTGGCTACCGCTGTTCCCGTGGCGAAGGTGTCAAAGGCGTCAAGGTGTTTACAGCGACCGACAACGCAGGCACACCCGGCGGTGCATGGTTGCATGTTGAAGTGTCTAACGATTGGGAATCTGCTGAGGCTTTTGAGGCTGCATGGCGCGCCCTACCTAAGCCTTTAAAGACTCCCTAGGGGCTTGGTCTCTCCTAGGGGCTAGGAGGGTTGGGTGTGTTGTTTCTCCCCCACTCCAGCCCTCCGACTTCTCGGTGCTTGACTTGTGTTTACACATCAGGCAGAATGTTTACACGGGCGACCAAGCGCCCCCAAACAAAGGAGACATCATGTTCGATGACTTGCCACTGTTTCGCAGTGCAGACCCCATTACATCCGTTTTAGGCGGAGGCAATGTCAAGCCCCGTAGAACCTCTCAGGCGATGCTCTTGCTCGCTGAGTACCTACACGGCGGACTGACTGACGAAGAGGCTGGTACGGCCTCTGGACTGGCTCTGAAGCCAAAGTGCTGTTACTGGAAGCGATGCTCCGAACTCCGTGCTATGGGGCTTATCATCCCTACAGGTCAGACCCGTCTTTCCACGGCTGGCTCCGCCATGCAGGTCTGCGAAATTACCGAAGAAGGAGAGAAGGCTTTCCGATGATCTACTTCGTAACCATTCCGCTACTAGCCTTTTTCTCGTGCCTCATCTACGGGATGTACCGCGCAACGGACATCGAGACACACTGGCAAGACCCCCCGTATGACTGGAACTTCGAAGACGAAGACCTATGGCTTGAAGAGCCTGCAACATTGGACTATCAAAGCAGAGAAGATTGAAACGTGTATCGCTGTGCCTCGCACTACTCACCCTATTTATCCCGACCCCAGCACAAGCTGCACGAGAATGGAAGTGTCCACAGTGGCACACGATGCTCCGTAAACACGGGTTACCCGTGGAGGTCTTCGATTACATCATGTGGAGGGAATCCAGGTGCATCCCAACAGCTATCGGCTGGAATTACCGTAAAGGAACTGACCACACCAACTGTGTGTTATCGGTTGCATCTGTTTACAAGAATTGCCGGGCTGTGCGCTCGTATGACATCGGTCTTTTACAGATCAACTCTTCGTGGCGGACACTAACCGCGCGGGTGTGTAAACGCCCAGCGCGTCAGGTGATACGCTCCCTGACAGACCCTTCCTGCAACCTGAAGGTAGCCCGAGTCCTATGGGACAACGGCAAAGGTGCATCACACTGGCGAGCAACGTCAGGCAAGTAAACATAAACATTGGGAGAAACACAATGATTAACAAACCACACGCGGTAGCCGTCAGGCTCACCCCTGAGGAGTTCACAGCCATTACGCATGTGATGCTCCGAGACCAAGACAAGAACATCACCGCAACACTTCGCAAGGTGATTGAGCCTTTGATTGCCGATGGTGTTGCATCTCTCGCAGCTCTGCAAAAGAAAGAGGACGCTCGTTTGAAGCGCCTCGCAAAGAAGGAGGCTGCAAGTGGGCTTTAATCTTGACGACTACGAACCAGTAGCAGCACGACACTCACGCTGGCTCGCACAACACCCCAACGGACGCACCATCACACACATGGTCTCCGAAGCAGGCGCAGACATCTGCGTGATCCGTGCCGAACTATGGCTTGAGGATGTGTGCATCGCTACGGGCTACGCCGAAGAAGTCCGAGGCGCTGGCAATGTAAACCGCACCAGCCACGTTGAGAACTGTGAAACCTCAGCTGTGGGCCGTGCATTGGCTAACGCTGGCATGGCTGGTACCGATGTAAACAAACGCCCATCCCGTGAAGAGATGAGCAAGGTACAGAACACCGCCCCGAAGATGCGTATAGCACAAGCGTCCTCAGCAAAAGGGGATGGTCAAGGTGTCACCATCAAAGGAGACCAGTGGGGCCCAATACCCGATTGGCTTGTTCTCGAAGCGGCTCAAGCAGGCGTAACCCAAGTGTGGGACAACCGCAACCAACTAGCTGCCAACCCGAAACGTCCTTGGTTTAAGGATGTAAACGGAGACAAAGCGTTTTGGGCTCCGAAGGGCACACCGTTGCCGGTGATGGCAACTCACGAAGATGATCTGGACGACTCACCTGAGGAGCCATTCTGATGCGTTTACCCTTTAATAGAATCATCATTCATCGCGGTCGGTTGCGTTGGTTATTGCGTCAGGAACTGATGTTCCATCACTTCTTGTTGTTTAAAAACCTTGAAGGGCTCGAGGACAACGATGAACTCACAAAGGTTTACCCTAAAAACAGTAAACCTATTTACTGTAAATGCAAAGGTTGCGAACGACTTGACGACACACAGGAGCCCTTCTGATGGAAGAACTGAAACAAGCCATAGAAGCCCTCATTGAAGACCGTGACCGCTGGCGAAACATCGCAGAGAAAGCCCTCGTGGAGTTGCAGACCGCTGTCAAACTTATAGAAAACCTGAGGGACTCCGTCCATGATTGAGTTCGTATATTTCGTGTCCCATTCGACACTCATGCTGTGTCTCGGTATATGGCTGGCGAACCGTCATGGGTAAAGCGCTTTACTGTCCGTTTCCGACATGCAAAACGGAGTACTACACCTACTGCCCAATGCATCAAGCCCTCATGCCGTGCATTCTTGCCGTTATCGAGCACCACGACCCTGAAGGCATCCTCAGCCAATCGGTAAACATCAGCAACCTCCAGCCCATGATAAAAGTTCTCGAAGAGCAGTACCGAGACAACAAACGCCTCGAGCGTGAGCTGCGTCATTACGAAACCGAGATTGCGAGGCTCCAAGGTGGCAGGTGAAGCAACAGAGCGCATCTTCCAATCAAAGGTTGAACAGATTGCGTCCATGAACGGCTGGCTCATTCATCACCCATCACCGCATCAGGTGCGTCCGGGTGTGTGGAGGTCAGACGGGAAAGGCTTCCCCGACTTGGTCTTGTGCCATCGAGAAAGAGGATTGATTTTCGCCGAGTTGAAACTAGACAACGGCAAGTTGACCCCGATGCAAGTTGTGTGGGCAAACGCCCTGAAGCCTCACGTTGAGCATTATGTGTGGCGACCAAATCAGCTCGAGATGATTGCAGAGCGTCTCGGGAGGGCGTAGCATCCGAATCGTCTAGGGGTTTAGGTTCACGCAGAGCAGCCCCTAGACACCCTTACAACCGATAGACGCATGGCCTCATTGGGAGTTGTACTCAGTAGGCATAACACTCGGGAACGAGGGTAGAGCAGGCTGTGTAAACGGCTTGTACAGCGTTCCCTAACGACACAAAAGGCGTATGGTGTCCGTCCACTGGTGTAACACATCCGGCAGCCTGCTCGACAGAGCGAAGTGTGGGGGGCTATCACCGCACCGACCTATCCCGTAACATGCAAGCAACCGCAGGCGCTAGCCAAGGGCGCTAGAGAAGAAACGAGACAACATGAGCGAATACGGCACAGCTGCATACCGCAAAGCCAGAGCAGAACTCCTAGCCAACCACCCCATCTGCCACTGGTGCGGTAAAGCCCCAGCAACAGAACTGGATCACCTCAACGAAGTCGACAACGGCGGGACAATAGACGATGGATATGTAAGCGCATGTAAACCTTGCAACAGTAAACGTGGCGTAGAACACCTCAACCGAAAACGCGCTCGACAAACCATCACACGAAACGCTGCGATGAACGACTCTGCAAACAAAAACCCCGACATTTTTTTGATAAACGAAACCCATTCACCCCGACGCCTTTCTGCCGTATCTCCACGAAACGGTCATGACTCAGCTCAAGACAGCGGTATTGAGCCGTTAGCGGTTGGCGTTGGTTCGGATCAGCCTCGGTTGGTTACGCCGACTATTGGGTACGAGAGTTATGGGCCTCTCATTGCAGAGTTTGCCCAGACGCATTTAAACCGCAGCTTGTTTCCGTGGCAGGTGAACGTGTTGACCGGTGCTTTTGAGCATGACGAGGACAATGTGTTTACGCATTCGAGTGCTATGGCGTTTTGTGCTCGTCAGCAGGGCAAGACTTTTATGTTGTCGGCGGTGGTGGGGTTTTGCCTTCTCGAGTTGCCTCGCATTTGGGGGCGACCTGTAAAGGTTGTGTCTACGGCTCATGAGTTGGCGCTGGCGACTGAGGTCTTTGAGGATCTGCGTGACCTGTTCGAGCTGTGGGAGGAGTCGGGGCTGTGCAAGGTGACGTGGGCTTATGGTCGTCACCGCGTCAAGATGGTGGACGGGTCTGAGTATTTGGTCAAGGCAGCGACGGGCAAGAAGCACGGCATCAGTGGCGTAGACATTCTGATTGTTGACGAGTTGTGGGCCATTACGGAGGCGGCTTATTTCGGGGCGTTGAAGCCTGCACAGATTGCTGTTAAGTCGGGGTTGTCGTTGTTGGTGTCTACTGCTGGCGATGAGTCGTCCACGGTGATGAAAAAACTGAGGGAACAGGCAATCGGGCAGATTGACAAGGGCGAGCCGGGTGAGTTGTACATGGCTGAGTGGTCTGTGCCCGAGTCGGTGTCACCTGATGACGAGCGCTACTGGGGCTACGCGAACCCGAGCATGCCTAGAACCGTCACCATCAAAAGTCTTCGAGCTGCACACGCCAGCCCTGACCGTTCTCAGTGGCTTCGCGCTCATTGCAACATGTGGGTGAGTGCTGCATCGTCTTGGCTTCCGCCGGGGCAGTGGGCGAAACGGTTCACAGAGAAAACCGACTGGGATGGTACGACCTCGGTGCTGGCGGTGGACTCTGCTGTGGACGACTCAAAATATGTTGGGGTGTGGTGTCGCAAGAACACGGACGGAGACATTGTTGCTTCCGTTGAGTTTCAGACCGAGTCCATCGCTGAAATGTGGGAACGGATTACGCAGGCTTTGGAGCGTGAACCGAAGACACAGCTGGCGATAACGCCGTCATTGTTTATTCATACGCCCGAGAAGTTTCAGCGTCGTACGGTGCAGTGGGGTTACGGAGAAATCAACAAGTACACGTCCACCGTCAAGGGTTTGATTAACGAGGACAGAGTGAAGCACACGGGTGAGGTGTTGTTGTCGGAGCATGTAAACAGGGCGGTGCTAATCCGCGGACAGGGTGGGGCATTGTCTATCTCCAGCCAACGATCACCGGGCCCTATCGAGGCGTGTCGTTGTCTCATCGTTGCAACTGCAATGGTGTCGCGTCCGGGTGGCGCAAATAAACCGACAATGGGTTCGTCTAGATAGTTGCATTTGCAACAATCTTGTGTAAGACTCCGAAGAGATGGGTATTTTCTCACGCAAAGTTGACACGGCCTCTTTCGCCTCTGCACCTGTGCAGGCGGCTGCAGGCGCGTCCTACATTGGCAACTTCATCCAGTACACCACTGGCTCTGCTGAGGTTCGTGCGCTGAGTATTCCGACGGTTTCTCGTTCTCGTGACCTTCTCGCTGGAATTATTGGCTCCGTAGGTCTCAAGCATTACTCGAAGCAATGGAACGGCTCCGACTATGACGAGGTTTATCTGCCTCTTGAACCGTGGATGGAAACCCCAGACCCGAAAGTGTCGCGCTCGTTTTTCTTCGTAAACATTTTCTCGGACATGTTCTTCTATGGCGCAGCGTACGCCTATGTCACAACGCGCTATTCGACAGGACTGCCTGCTTCGTTTACATGGCTCCCTGCTGCAAACATTTCAAGCACAGAGCAGACAGGAATCCCTCAGTATTACGGGCCGTCTAAAGAGCTTGAGTTCAACGGACAACCACTTGACGTAAACAACGTAATCCAGTTCTTAAGCCCTATCGAGGGCATCTTGAAGATTGGCGCTCAAGCCATCAACACAAACATTTACCTCAACATGGCAGCTGACCGATACGCCAGCCTCGAAACTGTCCCGGGCTATCTGCAACAAATTGATGGCGAAGACATGTCAGGCGATGACCTTGGTTCTCTTGCTTCGGCGTGGGCTTCGGCGCGTAAACAGAACGCTATTGGTGCACTGTCGCGTCAGGTTCAGTTCCGTGAGTTTGCTCAAAACCCTCAGGAAGTCATTGCAGATCAGCGCAAGTACCAGTCACTTGAAATGGCTCGCCTCTGTTCAGTGCCTGCCTACCTTGTGTCTGCCCCCACTGAGGGTGCTTCGATGACGTACCAAAACGCCCAGCAAGCCCGTCAGGATCTGTATCTTTTCGGCGCTCGTATCTACATGGACGCTATTGAGCAAACCCTTTCCAGCGCACAAGTTCTTCCTCGTAACCGCTATGTCGAATTTGACATTGAGGACTACGAAGGTTCCGAGATGAGTTCCCCTGATGGGATGCCTAACAATGAAACGGATGACGAATTGTGAAGATTGAGTTTGTAGCTGTGCCAGTCACCTTGGACGCTGCCGCTGGCGAGGACAGCCCCC